GAAGGGTTATAAAACTGAAAAAGAAATTAAATATGATAAAAATTAAATCGAAATTTTTAACCCCATCGTTAGTGGGAAACTTGTTGCTTGTTGAGTCGCACGTATTTTCTAAAATTTGTTTAATACCTATAAATCTTCCTCTGTTCGTTCCTTTATGATACCCATCTAAAAACTGTGATACAGTGTAAACTCTGTTGTAACCAAATTCATAGAATGTGTCTTCACAATTTATTGCCGCTTGTGCGTTAGCATATTCGCTCCAATCTAAAGAGAAGGCGTATGATTTTTGAACCGCTTGATACTGAGTAGTTCCTGTTGGAAAACTATAAGGATCTGTTACAGGACTATTCCACCCATACTCTTTAATGTTTGGAACCAAATAAAATGCCCTTTTAGTCTGTTCTCCCAAATCTGGTGACTGCTCCCACTTAACTTTAAATCTATATTTACCTTTGGTTGGTACTCCGATATTAGGGTCTAACGAAATTGTTCTTTCTCCGAATTCATTTGTTATGATGTAATCCAAATTCATTGGGACATCAACTAACCATGTTCCGTCACCGTCTATTACTTTTGAACCACCGTCAAATTCATATTCTTCTAATACAGGTTTTCCTGTACTATCTTGTCCGATTGTCTGTCTAATACATAATATTTCACCAGGTCCTGAATTAAGGTCGCATAAATTACCAGCCTCAGTTGCAGGTCTACAATTTTTTCTTAAAACTCTTGAATCACCTGCAGAAATAACTGAACCCATAAAAACAGCCGTTGGTTGTATATCAATGTTTGCATCATCTCTTAAGTCAAAATCAACTCTGTTGATTGCAATTTGGCATACCTCAGGTTGTCCCCATAAAGGTGAAACATCTATGTTTGCCTGTAAATTTAATATTTGAGGTAGAGAGTTTAAATCCGCCGAGGCACTAAATGAATTTCCATTAAATTGGTTTTCATTTGCTAAACCCATTCTAATCAAATCTTGTGGGGTAAGGCTGAACTCTCCGATATCTGAAAGGTCTGCATCCATAACCACGGTTTGATTCCCTAATGGAACTCCCATGATCATGTAATCACCGCTATCGTTAGTCTTAACAGTGTACTTGTAATACTTGTCATAAACTTGAATAACTGTTGGGTTTGTTAAAGCATCGCTTCTAGACGGAAACGTTCCTGTTGGAACATGGGAAGAATAAGATTTCTCATATGGTAATAAATTATATCTATACCCATCTTCATTCTTATCTGTTGGTGATTTATACGGATATAAAACACTTACTATTTCATTATTCTGATCTTCTTGTGCAATTGGGACAAAGACCGAAACTCTAACATTCGGTAATCCGAATCCTCCGTTAGCGGTAACACGTCCCACAACTACCCCATAGTCCGCACAATTTCTTGTATAGATGTCGTCGCTTTGAATCTTCAAAGAAAGTATTTCCAAGAAATCAAATTCTTGGTCGATTTGTACGTTAATAATTTGGTCTGAACCTGGTTCGGTTCGTATTCTGTAGGAATTACCCATTAATGCCTTTTTTGATAAATAGTTTAACCCCCATTTTCTAAGGAAAAGAAATGGCGTATTAATCAATGATAACCTAATGGTTGATTAAATAAACTTAAGTAAACGAAACGTTTTGGAAGTTCTTGACTCTTACTCTAATATCCTTCTGTGGGTATCTTATTTGATAGACCTGACTTGGTTGTGCAAATATAGTGTCATCAACTGGTCTTATCTGTCTTGTTGCATCATCAACATATGGCATTGATGTCTGAGATGAAGAATATTGACCACCAACTTCATTATAAATTTGAATTCCCGCAACAGTAATAACTCCATTCTCATCTTGAACTAAACTATTCAATTGGGCTAAATAAATGTTTTGTCCTAACTGTCTAACTTGTGGATCCATGAATGTTGAGATCTTATTAACAATGTTTGAAATAACTTGACCTTGGTTCTGTGTTGAGTCTAAAACAACTGCAATATCAACACTAACATCAATCACTTCTGCAGTTTCAATTGAAATATAATCATTCAACATTCTATAGTTAGATAGATAATTTGCTAAATTTTGTTTTAAAGTATTTGAAACAATTGAGGTTAATTTACCTGAGGTATCGTAAGATAATATTTGAACTAATACTTTATTATTGTTTTCCGTGATCGCAACTTTAGCCGGTGCTCCGAATTGTGATGGCATTTTTCTAACAAGTGCCTCATAATCATTAACTGTAACCGCTCTATTTTGAGACGCGAAGTTGAAAGATACATAATTTCTTGCATCCTCTACTGTTGGTTGTCCTGCACCTCCAATAGCGGCGGTAACATTATTACATCTTAATGACCCAACAACCTGTTGGTTTATTGATTCAGATGGACCATTCACAAAAAATGACACTGTTCCAACTTGATTAATAACATTGGTTCCTAAGTTTGTTGATAATCCTCCACCTGTTCTATATTGAATAAACAAAGTAGTATTTGCCTTAAGAGCCGACCCTAATGATAAATTGTTTTGATACAATTGTAGGTTCAGAGGAACCCCCAATGTGGTAAACTGATTAAGAGCATCTTGAGCTGTGTTTGTTCCACCGCCAAAAGTCATCTTTAAAAATCCTTCAGGTGTGTATTCAGTAATAAACTTGTCTTGTGTTTGAATATAACGACCTACTTTAATACCTGGCTGGTCTGATACTTTGGTTGGGTCTTCGATGAAGATTCTATCTTCAGCTAAAGCATCAACTTCATACCATTTGTTTTGTAGACCTAAAAATTCATTAACTGTAGGTACTGTCGTGTAACTTGTACCATCCTTTAAAAGAACACTTGTAACACCTAACACATTCTTTTCAGGTAGAAATACCTCTAAGAATGGTCTTACGTCACTAGGAGTGATTACTCTTTTGAATACCTTAGTAATACCGTTAACAACAACTTCTCTTTTAGTTATAGTATAGTTAACTAACCTATTACTACTATCAAAGTTTGGTATTTTAAGTCTGTTAGGAAATCCTTGAGAATTATATGGAGATGAGAAATCAATATCTTCTACGTTTTCGAAAACTTGTCCTGCACCTAAAACTTGTGATCCTCTTCTTAATTGACCCAAATATCTTTCATCTTCTTTATCACCAAACGCAGGTACTGTTATTGAAAAATCAACTAAAGCAACTGAAGGTCTTTGACCCGGTAACTTTAATCCATAAGTTCTTGCTATGTTATAAATTGAAGATCTTTGTTGTGCATATTGAAGAACTGTCTCTTGAATACTTCTATCAATATGATAATGTAAGTTATCTGCAACGGCAGCGTTTAAATCCAAAAACACTGAGAACACCGAAGCGTCATTAAAGTTTTGAATTAATTCAGGATAATAAGTACGAACGTATTGTATAAGTTCGGATCTTATTCCTTCGAAATCTCGAGTTGTATATGATATCTTACGATTAGCCATCTATCTTAAATATTGATAATTACAAAATCACTTGTGGCAAATGCACTGTCTTGGACAGAGTATTCTATTTTTATTTTTGCAGTATACTCTGCGGTTCCTTTTCCAGGATATCTGTAAACAGGTGATGTTGGTAAATTTGATGTAAAAGCGTTGTCGTCAGCCTCTTCTTGAGGATCTAATGGGGCAACACTTATTTTGTTTATTAATAAATTAGGAATATATTTTTCAACCGAAGCCCTAATATCCGATTCAATCGCATCAAATGTTAAACCATCAAATGGTTCAAAAAGATACTCATAGAGTCTTGTACCAAAATCAGGTAAAAAATATCTAGATCCTTTTCTAGTAAGAAGTAGGTTAATAAGATCCGCTCTGATTTCTTGCCCTGCAGTGTTAGTTAAATCTAAGTAATCACCACGAACAGAATCCCTGAAAGGAAAATTTATACCATATGTAGTTCCGTCTCCCATATAGTCATAAATATACTTGCTTTATTTTTCAATTAAAGTAGTATTGCCTTTAATTGATTTTGGTGTATAAGGACAATGTCTACATCCACTACCACAACAATAACCTCTTTTTATGTGGTACTCTTCTTTCATTACCTTAAACCCATTTTCCATATAAAACTCAGAAGGGAGAAGTGTTACCTTCTCCCTTTTGATATTTTCAGTTTTATTCATCTATTATTTTTAATTGATGTGTATATCCCGTTTAAAATATTCTGGACTAAATTATCGTGACTCATTATGCTGTTACAACCTCACATGCTCCCCCCGCACAAGCAACTTCACCTGATAAATCAGTATTGTCGTCAATCTCAACAATTTTAGACAAATCAACGTCTTTTAATGTTTCCATTAACTCTTCATATCTTTGTTCAGTACAATCTTCAAATGGTGCCTGTATGTATGATCCACCATCGTAAGGTAATACAGAAAGACCATTATAATATTCTCTATTCTCCCACATCCACTCTCCAACCGCAGGCCACTCGTGCTCTCTGATTGAAATTGTTGCAGATACGTTATGAGCGTTTGATCCACTTCTGTGACCTGGTTTAATCCATTCTTGTTGAACCTTCTTCACTCTCTCCAATAATTGGATTGGTGATTCGTTTCTTAAGATAGATCCTTCAGGTGCTTTTTGTGGAATACCGATAACCGCAGTATCATGTGGTCTAAAGTATTCATCTTCAACAAGTTCAGGATGGTTTTGTTTTAAATGAGCATAGATTGATTCGTTTTTACCAACTCTAACTCTTCTAACATAATAGTCATTATGCCAAGCATGAATACCTGATGAAGTACCTAAAGTTAAAGATGTAGTTCCTGCTGGTTTAACTGTTGTTGTTCTTGCCGCAGGATTAATTTTTAATAATTCAGCAACTATCTTATTCTCTTCTTTAACAACTTTAGCTGCTGCTTTCATATCTAATTTTAATACAGCTCCTGATCCAATTCCTGTCATAGAGATACCTACCAAAGCATCTTTTTCAGTTGTTCTTTGCCAAATTGGTCTTAAGTAGTGAAAGTTAGTATATCCAGCTTGAAGTGTTCCAATGAATGATGCTGCTCTTACTCTTGATTCATAGTCTTCTTGTGATACAACGTTTGATACGTTAACCTCAGTAAGGTTACAGAATTGGAATGGTCTAAGAGCGATTTCACAACAAGGATTAGTTCCCCAATCTTTATCGTTACTTAAGTAGATACCAGGTTCTCCTGCTCCACTCGCCTCAATTCTTTTCCATAAATCCATAAAATAATCTTTATTTATTTTATGTCTCATTAAACTAACTGAGTTATTAGCTCTACCTCTCTGTGGATTCTTTTCCCACCAAGCCCCACTCTTACAACTGATCATTTCATCATCAGATGCAGAGAACAATGAGATAAGTGCCGCTCTTCTGATACCACCTGCCAATACCGCATCTGCAATATGACAAACCATATCATGAACTTCAATTGGTCTCAATTTTTGACCATCTTCTTTTGAATCAAGAATACCTTCTAATTTGATAAGACATTCTTTTAATGGTTGAGGACCAGGTGCTTTACCACCTGATGTAACTAATCTAGCACCTTTTGGTCTGATGTCAGAGAAATCAAATTCGATTTTTGATCCACCGAAGAAATAAGACTTAACTAATACTTTAACGGCATCTGCCCATCCTTCAATAGAATCTGCAACTAACCATCTTCTTCCTCTCTCTTTGTTTGGTTTTCTGATTTCAGGTAATACTTCAACGTGATGTTTTTGTACTGAATAACCCACACCTGTTCCACCTAATAAAAGGAACATGATTTCTGAGAATACTCTCCAATCATCAACCGGTGCAAATGCACAGTTGTAAATTCTGTTGGGTGATATCTCAATTGGTTTTCCTGCGAATTGCATTGATCTCATTGATGGGAGAACTTGTTTCTTGTAAACATACATGTAGTTCTCACGGATTTCTTTTTCTAATTGGGGATACGTTTTAATATGCATCTCCATGTTTCTTGTTACGAGCTCTTGCCAAGTCTCTCTTCTTTTCAATTCTGGGATATACTTTGCGTACTTCATGTAAACTGTAATATCCGATAGAATTCGATTTGAAATGTCCATGTTTTTTTTGGTTTTTTTAAAAATGAATTTATTAAAAAATAGGGGATTTTAAATGATAAATATTACCTACAATACCATTCACCCTAATTTCTAATAAAAAATTCGTTGTTTTTTTTAAGTTTTTTTTCAAAGTAAGAGATATTTAAATCGTCTTACCTTGTTCTCTTTGTTTTCTTTTTTCAAGGAGTTCTTTAACTCTATCACTCTTCTTTTGTTCTTGTTGTCCTTCAAATCCTAAGAACGTTACTGAAGACTCAGTATCAATCTCTAAGAGTTCATTATTGAACTTACAGTTTTCAAATACTACACCGTCTTTACCAATTCTTGATTTAGTGATTGCAATTGTGGCTAAGTTTAACTCTTTTTGTTGTAGAGTTTTTGCGACAGAAATAATTACGTGTCCAACTTGTGCTTTCTTAATAGATCCACCCATTTGGTCTGTAGTTACAACCTCAGATGAGATTGAAGATCTATTACCTTGTGTTGCAGTCCAACCAACAAGTCCAAGTTCATGACACATGGCTTCAAAATGTCTCATCACTGATCCTTCACTTTTCCACTCATCTCCGAATGCTTTTTCAGGCATTACACAATCAATGTAGTCCAAAACAACCAAGTCTAACTTGTTACCATCAGCAATCATTTTTCTTAATTGATTTTTGATTTGTAACATTGTTAATGAATCGGAAGGTAATTTTTTTAGAACTAACTTATTCTTCATTGAGTTTTGAATCTCGTGAATTTTTTCGAACACTGTTTCTTTGTGTAAAACCAAATTATCTGGTTCAATACCCGTCCACATTGTAAAATGTTTTCTTTGAATGATTTTTGGATTGTCTTCAAAAAATATTTGAATGACATTGAATCCCAAGTTAAAGGCAGTGTTTGCTATCTTACTTAAGATGGTTGTTTTACCGACACCTGTTGGTGCCAATATAACCCCAATTTCTCCTTTAGCTAACCCACCC